ACTGAAGTGGCAATATCGGGAAGCTTTGCTGTAAGAGCATCGATGAAACTAGTGACAATCTCAACGACTGTAGTCACAATTTCACCAATGTTATCTCTAATTCCTTGAAGCAATGACATAAGAATGGAGAAACCGGCTGCGACATACTCTGGAGCTGAATCTTTGATAACCTGAAGAATTCCGATAATAAGTTCGCCAATTGCTTTAGCGGCCAATGGAATAAGTTTGATAAGCGATTCCAATAGTTGCACAAGTACTGCTTCTAGCAGTCTAATCAACAACGGCAAACCCTTAAGAAGTTCTTCTGTAGAACCAAGAATCGCTTCTCCAACAGCAGCAATAAGCCTGGGCAAAGCTTTTATCACGATTTCAAGTGAATCAACAAAAGCCTTTGCCCCTGCAACACCGGATTCAGCCATTGCTTGAAGAGCATTAGCAACCAAATATGCACCAACACCAAACAAAGCAAATCCTGCACCTACAACAATCAAAGCAGCGCCCAAACCAAGTAATGCTGGAATAACTGGCTCCATGACAAGTGCTGCAACACCAAGCAAAGCAAGAACCGCAGCCATACCAACTAAGCCATGAAGAAGATCACTCCAACTAAGCCCGCTCATCGTGATCAAGACACTTGTCAAAACTGTCATTGCGCCAGCCACTATGATCAACGCCAAAGCTCCAGCAGCTGCTCCTTGCATAGCTTCCATAGCAGCAGATAGAATAAGAAGAAGCGCTAGAATACTACCAATTCCCTTGGCCAATGTTCCCAAATCCATTGAACCCATCAATGCCACTGCACCGGCTATGATATTCAAAGCGGTACCCATAATAACAAGGCCTGCGGCTTGAATTGGTGCTGTAACTGGAATACTGTCAAGAGCGGCAGTAAGAATAAGAAGCGCTGCTGCAATACCGATCAAACCCTTGAACAACTCAGCCCAACCAAGCAATGAAAATAGCTTAACTGCTCCTGCAAGAATGGTCAAACCAATAGCAAGTTCGATCAAACCTAGACCAGAAATAGCGCCTGATGCTGGCATAAAATTTAGTGCCGTCGCAATAATTAACAATCCACCAGCAATAGCGACCAAACCCTTGCCGATTTCTGCCCACCCCATCGTGGAGAAAGCTTTGACTGCTGCTGCGAGAATCAACAATCCCGTGGCTAAAATTGTAACTCCAACGCCAATACCAATCATGCTCAGAGCGCCTTCACCGAAGGCTGAACTAATTCCGACCAATATGGCAAGACCTACAGCTACTCCTACCAGGCCTTTTGCAAGATCTCCCCAACTCAAACGTGACAAAATTGTAACAGCTACTGACAAAATAGTCATCGCAATAGCGATCTCGATCAATGCTGCACCTAGAACAGCGAGTTTTCCAGCAGATCCAGCAGATCCAACGATCTTATCCATTGCTGCCATAGTAAGAACAAGTTGTGCAAACCCAACAGCAATGGCAGTTAAAGCTTTGGTCAATGCAGCGGAATCAATCAAAGACAATACGACGATAGAAGCAGTCAGAATTCCCAAAGCAGCAGCGATCTTCAACAAAGCCTCAGCTTTAAGATCTGCTTGCATAGCTTTGAGAGAGTTGTTTAATTGATCGAATACACCTTTGAGCTTATCAGCCACTCCACCGGTCAAATCGACCTTTAAACCATCAGTCAGGAATTTATGAAGAAGTGCTGCAATTCCACCAAGCAAACCGACATTCAGCAAGTCAAGCGCATTGTTGAAATCTCCAGGTTGAAATGCAGCAGCAAGTTTCTGGCCTAACTCTGAAAACCAGTTCTTGATTGCATCAGAAGCCTTATCGAATACACCTTTGACACCTTGCAATCTATCTTGAAGCCTCTGCCATGCATCACTTACTTTTTCCGCAGCATCCTTCAAATTCTGGAATCTTGAGTCAACTCGACCAAAAGCTGCAGATGCCGTATCGGTAACTCCAGTACCAACATCCATTTGACCAAAGAAACCTGCAATGGTATCTTTGAGCGTATTGATGTAGTCAATCGGAACTTTTACAACATCTCGAAGCTTTTCGAAGAACTCATGGATCTTTCCACCCTTTACCAGAAGTGTGTCCATCTTTGTAAGGAAGGTGCCTGCTGTCGACGAAATGTCCAGAAGACCGGTTGACGCTGGGAAGATGGCCCCTACAAGATCAATGAAGATTCTGGCAACTTCTTTTAAAACAGTGAAGCCGATGTCAAAGATCGAGAACAGTCCACGGAAGACGTTCTTGACCTTATCGGCTGTTTCTCCTCCCATTTTGAGGTGTTCAGTGAACTCTCTGAAGATGAACCCAATCTTGATCCAGATTGACACAGTCGCCGGAGGAAAGATGTCTCTGAACGCTGATTTTGCCAGAGAACCAATCTGTCCAAGGAAACCGAAGATGTTCCTAAGCCCTTCAGCGAACAAGCCAACGCCTGCAGTGAAACCCTTCAAGTCCAAATTTTGTAGGAACGTAACAGCCTTGAACGTTCCAATCGCAGACAGGTCCAAGAATGCCTTGATAACCGGTTGCAACGCTGTATTGACGTTGTCTACCACAGGAGTCAACGCATTGAAGATGTCTCTCTGTTGCTCGAGCTTGGTACTGAAGAAGCTTGCACCAAGCCTTGAGAAAGCGGCATGCAGGTTGGCGAGTGAGCCTGCATAGGTCTCGTTGGCGGCTGTGGCATGAGCACCGAATGCCTTGTCCATTGCATCGGCGAAGGTCTTGAAATCCAGTTTGCCGCTCGACGCCATGTCTCGGACTTGCGCTTCAGTCACACCGAGCTGTTTGGCTACAGCTGCTGCCGCATTTAGGCCTCGAGTAGAGAATTGTAGCAAATCCTGGGTGTTGACCTTACCCGAACCAGCAGATGCCGTAAAAATGTCTGACATCTCTGTGAACGAACTACCAGTCATTGCTGCAGTTCCAGCGATACCTCTTAGAATACTGGTCATCTGATCGCCAGTTTCAATACCTGACGCACTCAGCTGAGATGCAGCTTTAGCTGCTTCGTCCAATCCGAAAGCTGTACCCTTGACGGCGGCAAGAGCACTATCCATTCCCTTTTGTACGTCTACACCAAGACCCCTGAACTGAAACTTGGCTTGCTCGATGTTCAGAGCTCTTTGTCGACCACCAGTAATAATTGGGCCGAGAATATCTTCTTGAACTTTACTAGTTGCAAATCCAATAACGTCTTGAGTAAGCTTCTGGATTACCGCGAAACCGATAGCACCTAGAGCAGTGAATTTACCGCTAATGTTTTCAATGGCGGCGGCCATTCTTGAAGTATCAAACCTGCTAGCAGCGGCGGATAGTTGATCAAAACTTTGATTCTCTCCAACGTGCTTGACAGTGTCATTCAACTTCTCTATGCTTACAATAGTCTCACTAAGTTTACGCTCGAAAGCCGAGTTATCAAACTCCATTGACACTATTCTATTATCAACACTAGCCATTCTTCACCTCCTCCCAGACACCATTGGCAATCATATCAAATATAGGTCTCATAGCTGGATTTATGAAGTCTCGACCTTGTACCCATCCACCAGTACCGGTTCCATGCCCATACTGAACAAGTATTGCAACCGAAACTCCACTTATCGGGTCATTCGTGTTAAACCATTCAAGTCCAATATGACGACGATCCCGAATAACACGATAACCCCACGAAGCCTGAGTAAGACCTGTATCAACAGGGGTAGCATTTGCTAATGCATTAACACCCAATTCACCATAATGATCTAATGCGGACCATAATTTACCATGAAGCAGTTTTTCCATCCAGTGTCTGGTCTTTTCCCATTCACCTTTACCAGTGAGCTTTATCATAAAACTTCATGATCCGACGTCAGTTGCATAAAGAGTCATCGGAGAAGATGCCGTAGCATTGATTTGTGTAACTGTTCCAACAGCTGCACCACACCACAATGAAAGTGTGTAAGTACCTGCAGTCATACTAATTATTCTAGAAAGAAACATACTAGAACCCAAATATACACCACCGGCTACCGAACTGGCTCCGAACAAACCTTCAGCAAGAACTGAATTATCTTGCTTACGAATTTGTACTATACCATAATCACTCGGAGCACTAACCGTAAAATGACGTATGTATGCTTCTATCTTTACACTGCGTGTAGTCGCAAGAGTAAACGTAATAGACATACTTGAAATTGCAGCAGCGGTTGTACTAACCGGACCAGCAACAGTAGTACGCTCAACACGTCCCAATATACGGAAACTGGTAGGTAACCAAACTGAGCCAGTATAAATCCATTTCCAACCGGTATCAGATTCAAATATTTCCATACCGGCCGGTGGAGACGTTGGTCTTGTGGTTGATGTACAAATCACCACTTCACCACTATAAACCCAAGCTGTTCCATTATAAATATAAAAACGTTTCGTATTTGTTTCATAAATACCAAGACCAGTAAATAAAGAACCACCGGTTGGCCTTGTAGTACTGGTACACACTTCAATACTTGTGGGACCTGGAGGACCGTCGGGACCAATCGGACCTTGAACGCTTCCGGCATTGATATTAGATCCATCACGAGTTTTTAGAATCAGATCGGTTCCAACAATGTCACCATCGACAATCGTTGAATCCTCGATCTGCTTCATTCTTTGAGCAGTGTATCCTGTTACAGTAGCCATGTTTCTCCTTAGTCAGCATCCGTGATGGTGTATGTGTAATCATTTATGAAAGTCACCTTTGTGATGTACATTGTGAAGGTTCCATCATCATTGATGACAATCAATTCTTCAAAATCACTGGACGCTGTCCAAGTCCCATCACGATTGTCCTTGATGACGATCACAGGAACATTTTCGTCGGTTGTTGTGATTTGGTATGTTACATTATCCAAATATACAGCAAGAACATTGTCGATAGTAAAGTAACCATCTGGATTGACAGTTATGTAACCATCACGTTCTGAATATGCGGTCCATGTTCCATCACCGTTGTAAACGATTTGGATGCTGTACCAATCTCGGATGAAAGTAACCAAATCAGCCATAGGAATAAGAGATGCTGCAGCATCGCTGCTTCCATACAACTTCTCTTCGATGTCATGAAGAAGCCATGGATTTATCTCTTTTGAATTGATGATAATATGAGCTGTTGGATGAAAACCGGGAACTTCTTCTGGAACAGCAACAATTTCCCATTCGAACTCTACAAGAGTTGTATCTCCTCCAAGAGATGCATAAGTTCTATCACTTGGAATAGCTGTTACATTGTAAAGAATGTGGATCTTGTAACCGGCATCATTCCCTTGAACATCATTGCCTATTTGAGTTCTGTAACAAAGACCAAAGGTTTGAGGAGCTTGTTCTCCTAGAAGAACTCCACCCTTCATATAATTATAACCTTCAATCTCGATAAACTCATCAGGATAGGTCATCGCCTTCATGGTTGCTGAGAAATCTCCGAAAGAAACCAAATCAGTGATCTTCATCCCATCAAAGTAAACCGGAGAAGTGTCGATGTTGTACTTCTCGATGATAGAAGTCAAACCGTTCCAAGGGACAGCGGATCCATCCGACAAATACAAAACACCTCTATCCAGACCGGTTTCATAAACTCTGGAACCAACTTCGTCCCATATGAGAGTGGCCATTACCCTCCTATCATCCAGACGTTCCCAATTCTGCTCGTCGTTTAGCGTTCAAATCTCTGTTCCTCATGGCAATTTCAGTACGTGACATCTTCTTACCACCCTTTGGATCATTCTTGATATTGCAGATTCGAATAAGGGCAAACAATCTATTCAGATGCCAGTATTGACATTCAAAAGGAATGTTGAACGAAACAATCCAGTAATAAATCAGTTCGGAAGTAATGACCTCACTTGGACCCCGACGCTCCGGCATAATACCGAAAGTGGTCGCAGATTGACTTGAATCAATGTATTCTTGAATAGCATTGATATTGTCCTGAGAACACTTATAGAGAACATCGAGGTCCACGCCTTCGGACACAACCATGGCTTTGAGGTAACCAAAGATCTCGTCAGAGGTTTTCGCTTCCTTGGAGAGGAATGGTTTTTGGTATTTTGACTCCCATTTTGACAGTGAGATTAGTGAATGCTCCAAATCTACAACGACATCGTTGATCGAACCGAAAGTATTCGTTTCTTCGTCGAAAATTTCGTCGCCTTTGATGACTATCCTAAGCATTCTCTTATCTCCTATTTACATTAAGCTGGACCTGCAACCCAAGCACTGCCACTCCAATGAGCTTGGCCTGGAGCTCCAGCAGTTCCAGTTTGAACGTATTGACCTGTCGTCCAAGCAGTAGTCGGAGACGCCACAATCGACGGTGAAGCACCTTGAAGAGCTGAAACTGAAGCAGGTGGATTAGATCCACCAGGTGTCCAGGACCCAGGAGTACCTGCACTTGCTCCAGTAGCTCCACCGCCAACATTAGGGAACATTGCTATGACCTCATCAGGTAGTGGCAACATTGGTTCAGCAGCAGCTCCACCATAAAGAGCAGTTTCAAGTGATGTCAAAGCAGCAGAATCCACCTTGGTGGAATCAACGGTGATGAGTGATGTAGGACGCAAACCGGTAACAGGCACAGGACTTGTGGTAACTGTCCAACTGAATGTGATGGCTGCGGGTGAATCGTTGATGCTGGCATAAGCCTTTTCTGAAGGAGCAGCCTGGCATCCATACATCAGATGAAGCTTGTATCCAAAGTCATCGCCTTCGAGGTCATTACCGACCTTGGTTCGGAAAGAAAGACCGAATACTTTTCGAGATTGTTGTCCGATGGTAACACCGACACTCGGGATAGCGAGTCCATCGAACTCAGCAAACTCGTCCGGATATGTAAATGCTTCGACAGTAGCTCCGAACTGTTCTGCTGAGCGCAAGTCAAGGTATTTGATGTTGTCTGCATATGACGGATTCGAATCAGCGCCCGAAGGCGATTCCGTAACAGTCGTGAGACCATTCCAAGCGACACCCGTAGTGTAGGCACCAGTTCCATCCGGAATATAAAGAACTCCGTGATCGACGCCAGTCTCGTAAAGCCGCTTGCCGGTCTCGTCCCATACGAGTTGAGCCATTGTTGTTCCCTTCTAAAAGAAAATTCTGTAGACATCGTGATTCAGATTATCAGCCGCAAAGAACCGATCGTACGAACACAGGGGTAATTCTCCAACCTTCTCATGAATGTCACTATCTGGATTTACATCGATAATGGTTACCTGATAGCGAATCTTTGTTTGATACGGTTTATCATCAGCAAATATAGTATTCTTGTCATCTCGATTGTAAACGATGCAAGGATACTGCATTTGAATGGACGGAGGAGGTTGAAAATATACATTTGTCGACCCCAAAATATCGACCAAAATCTGTTGCAACTCAAGCCGTGGGGCCATTGTAAACACTCCCTAATGTCAAGATGAGACGGGGGTTTCGAACTTCTACCGAAGTAACGGTCCAAATAACCCCCATCCATCTAACGTACTTGATGTCGAAGAATCTTTTTCTGGCTATTTCATCGGCCAATATGCTGATGGAATTGGAAACAACAATATCACTGTTGACTTTATCGCCAATTTCAAGTTGACGAGTGTTTCGAATGACATCTCCGAAATATGGATACTCAGACATCATGTCTACCCATACTCCGGAATTTGCTGGTTCTTCAACGGGTGTTCCATATCCAATTTGTCCGAAGAATTTCACCTAAAAGACTCCTTTACATCATCTGGCCTTATCGACGAGTAAAGGACCAGTAATCGTCTTCGCTGGTGGCGAAGTAATAACCTGAAGCAGGAGAAGCCTGAACATTCAGAGTGGAACCGACAGACAGAGCAGCTTGTGCACCTGCTACCAGAGTAGCTGA